TGATAATTAGAACCTCGCACTTTCGCTAGTGTCAGAAAAATATTCTCTTTGACTATTTTTGACTATTTTTAGTAATAAAAAATTTATCGTTTTTTTTAAGTATTTATGCTATACTTTTTCATTTTTGTGAGCTTTCAAATGAAAACAGCAATCGTAGGATCAAGAACAAAAACGGTTGATTTGGCACAATTTTTGAAAGCTGAAAAAATTTCAGAAATTATTTCGGGTGGCGCTTGTGGAGTTGATAAGTGCGCGGAAAAATTTGCTCAAGAAAAAAAGCTACCATTGACCATTTTTTTACCTGACTACAAAAAATTTGGTTCCGCTGCTCCGCATATCAGAAATCGAAAAATAGTTGCGGCTGCTGATTGTGTTGCCATTTTTTGGGATGGAAAAAGTAAAGGCACGGCGTCTGTTATAACGCTATGCAAAAAGCTACAGAAACCGCATAAAATTTTTCAAATATGAATGATTTTCATATTCCAGATTTTCAGATTGAAAAAGATTTTCATTTTGAAGTTTTGTCTGAACAGGAAGAAAAACGAGTTGAAAAAATTGCGCAGTTTGAAACAACAAAGGCGCAACTAGGACGAGCAGTTGCGCTAAAAAATTACTGGATTTATGCTAACTCTCCGAAGCCGTAAATACAATTTGATCAAAATTGATGAAACAAAACATCAGAAAATGATTGATTGGAAAATTGCAAGCAGAAAAAATTCAGTCGATTTGCCAGACGATTTGTATCAAAAATCACTGGAAATTATTGATCGTTTTTTTGTTGGTTTTAACTTTATTACGGTTCCGGCTCCGTCGTTTCACACGTATGAAAATTATCCCATTTGGGAGATAGCTCAAAAAATCTCTTCAGATCTTTGTTTGCCATTAATCAAACTTTTTCCTAACAAAACAAACAAAATTGTTATGTCAATAGATGCATCTATAAAAAAAGAGGTACAAAAAATTGAACTTGAATCAGGAAAATTTATTTTAGTTATCGACGATCTAATAACGACGGGAAACACTGGCAAAGTTACTTGTGAGGCGATTTGTAAAAAAAATTCTTTTCCTTGTTTTTTAAGTTTTGCATGAAGGAAATACAAACAAAAGAATATAAAAAATGGCGAGAGCAAGCGTTAATTAACGCAAAAAATCAATGTTTCTTCTGTAAATCAGAAGAAAAACTAAATGTTCATCATATTTTTCCTGTAAAATCATTCAAGAATTTAATTTTGGACAATCAAAACGCACTTGTTTTGTGCGAAACCTGCCATAAATCTTTACATGGACACAGCACTTACTCCTGAAATAATCGCAAAAATTTGTTCAATGATTCGTTGTGGCGTGGATTATGACACTGCTGCGGTTGCTATAGGATCGGATAAAAATGATGCGGATGAATGGAAAAAAGATCAGGCGATGCAAAAAGCAGTGCTTGAAGCAACTGCGCAATGTGAGGTTTTAATGCTCCAAAAAATTGTGGCAGAGGGTGGCGCGACGGGTGCAAAATGGATTCTGGAAAATAAATTCCCAGGCATTTATAAACAGCAAAAGATGAAAAATTTAGAATCTAATCAACAAGTGCCGCTAATAATTAATCAATCAAAAAATACAAAAAAAACATCAAAAAAACAGGATCATGAAGACATTGACAATTTTTTAGGTAATGTCGATTTTGATCAGTTTGATAAAATATTGGACAACTCAATAATATAAAAAAATGGCAACTTGGTTAAAACCTGCTGAAATTCAGCAAAAATTAGGCATGTCAAAAGAAAATTTTCATGCACTGAAAAAAAAAGGTTATTTTGTTGTTGTTGAAGGAATGATTGATTTTGAAGAAGCGGAAAAAACTTATAATTTAATTAGACGAAATAAACCGCAGTCTGAAGATACTTTGGAAGCGGGAAAAGAAGCAATAAATTACAATAAAATCAAAGCTGTGAAAACAGCGTATGAAGCAAAACTGAAAAAATTAGAGTTTGATGAGATTAATGGAACATTGATTAACGTCGAACAGGCACAAAAAGCTGTTTTTGACGCAGTACGAAGAACCAGAAATTCTTTTTTAGCGTTCCCTGATCGGCTGGCAGCAGTACTCGCGCTTGAGACAGACAAAGCGAAAATTCATGATATCTTATCGAAAGAAGTTCGCATAATTTTAGAAGATTTAGTAATCACTTTTAAAAAGTAAATGATGTGGAAAATGAAACAAAATTTATTAATCTTTGGTTTTCTGAGGCGTTTGAGCTAGATCCGCTCATGACAGTGGCAGAATGGTCGGACAAATACAGAATTTTAGCATCATCAGCTAGCAGTGAATCCGGAAGGTGGAAAACAGCCAGGACTCCTTATCTACGGGAGATTATGGAATGTCTTTCACCGTCTCATCCAGCACAAGAAATTTGCTTTATGAAACCTACACAGGTGGGAGCTACGGAGTGCGGAAATAATTGGTTTGCGTACATCGTGCATCAGGCACCAGGCGCAATGATTTATGTACAGCCTACCGTAGAGCTAGCTAAGCGCGTTTCTAAACAGCGGATAGCCTCTACAATTGAAGAAACACCTGTTTTGCGTGAGCGGATTAAAGAAAGTCGCAGCAGAGATAGTGGAAACACAATTTTGTCAAAGGAATTTCCAGGAGGCATTGCAATCTTTACAGGTGCAAACTCAGCAGTTGGATTACGTTCAATGCCAGCAAAATATTTTTATGCGGATGAAATTGACGGTTGGCCGCAGGACGTTGACGGAGAAGGTGATCCGTACATGATCGCAAAAAAGCGGACAAGCACTTTTGCAAAACGGAAAATTTTTAGTACATCAACGCCAACGATGGACATAACATCAAGAATTGAACCGCTTTATAAAGCATCAGATATGCGGAAGTTTTTTTTGCCATGTCCTGAATGCGGGGAATTTCAGATATTGGAGTTTGAAAATTTAGTTTATGAATCAAAAAATTTTGAGTTGATTGGTGAGGTAAAATATTGTTGTGATTTTTGTGAAACTTTAATTGAAGAGTTTCAAAAAACCTGGATGTTAGAGCAGGGTCAATGGGTTGCTGAAAGACCGGATCGTGAGCGTGTAGGTTTTTGGATTAACGCACTTTATGCACCGGTTGGTTGGATGGGATGGGAAGAAATTGTACAGGAATGGCTAAATGCGACTAAAGAAAATAATCCACTGCTGCTGAAGGTTTTTACAAATACCGTGTTAGCAAAAACCTGGACACCTAAAGAGTCAAAAATTGAAGTAAGTGAAAAAGGATTGTTGGGCAGACGAGAAGATTACAGTGAGAAAATTCCCTTTGGTGTAGGTGTTTTAACGTGTGCTGTAGATGTGCAAGGAGATAGACTAGAAGCTGAGGTTGTCGGCTGGGGCATAGATCAGGAATCGTGGGGAATAGAATATGCGATTTTTCACGGATCACCCGGAAAAGATAAAGTTTGGACGGATTTGGATGAGTTTTTGCAAAAAACGTATATACATGATTCGGGAGCAAGGCTAAAAATTTTTTGTACTCTGATTGATACCGGCGGAAGTCACACAAAACGAGTTTATGATTTTATCAGCACTCGGCAAAAACGCAAAATTTTTGGTGTGAAGGGAAGTTCTCAGCATGGAAAACCAATTGTCTCAAAACCTAAAATTTCTAATCTCAATAAAATTCAACTTTTTCAAATTGGGACTGACACAGCAAAAGAACTGATTTATTCGAGACTGGAAATTGAAGAGCCAGGATCTGGGTATATGCACTTTCCAAAAAATTATGATGAAAATTACTTCAAACAATTAACTGCGGAAGTTTTGGTAAAAATTGAGGGATCAAAAGGACAGCAAACCTATTCGTGGCAACTGAAAAAAGGGCAAAAACGCAATGAGGCGCTAGATATTCGTGTTTATAATTGTGCGGCAATTGAGTTAATCGGCGTAAAAAATCTTGCAGCACTCGTTCAAAAAGCTCAAGCAGGACAAGTAATTTTTTCAGAAAAACAGGAAAATGAGAATAAAAAACGCAGAATTATTTCAAAAGGCATTTGATATTACACAAAAAATTAGAATTTTTTTAGAAAATATGATATGAATAATCAAAAAGATATGATTTTTGTTATGACTCAGGACTATTTTGAGAAAAAACGGGGTAAAAAATGGCTGGAATAACACTGGCTCAAGCGGAAGCGCAACTTGATGAAGCTCTTGCGGCACTCTCCGCAGCACGAAATGCACAACAGTATTCTATTTCAACTGGAACAAGTTCACGTCAACTCTCAAGAGCGGCGTTATCAGCACTAGAAGCTAGTGTCGATAAATGGGAAACGAAAGTTCAACAACTTTCTCGTGGCGGTATTCGTGTTCGCAGCGCATCACCTTTTTAAACTGGATAAATGAAAATCAAACTCGGCAAAAAAACTCTTGAAGTTCCACAAAATTTTATTGATCGAGCTATTAATTACGTTGATCCTGTGCGTGGAAAAGCACGGCTCGTTGCGAGAGTGCAAACAGCGGCGGCATCAGAGAGCTGGACTGGTGCGTCAAAAAGTCGTAGGTCAATGAAAAATTTTAATGCATCAAATACTGACGCAGACGGTGACATTCTTGATGATAGAGATACGCTTGTTCAGCGTAGCAAAGATCTTCAGCGCAACGCGCCGATAGCCGGAGGCGCGATAAATACGGTCTGCACTAACGTCGTTGGACTCGGTTTAAAAATGAAATCGCGCATTGATCGGGAAATTCTGATCATGACAGACGATGAGGCGGAGGCGTGGGAAAATCTCGCAGAGCGTGAATTTTCACTTTTTGCGGATTCAAAAAATTGCGATATTAGACGAACGTTAGATTTTTTTGATCTTCAAGAGCTTGCTTTTCGTTCTGCACTTTCTGATGGAGATGTTTTTTGCAATCTTCCATTTTCTGCAATTGACAATTGGCCATATACGCTACGCCTACAATTAATTGAGGCAGATAGAGTGAGCAACCCGCGCCTAACGTTAAATAACGCGGAACTGGCAGGAGGCATAGCAAAAGATCGTGATGGCGCTCCAATAGGCTATTGGATCACTAGCAGGCATCCAGGAAGCGTTTATTTGGACGCAAAACCGATTGAATGGAAACTATTGCCGGCGTTTGGAAAAGAAACGGGAAGACGAAATATTTTGCATTTATTTCAACAGGCTCGTATTGGACAGTCTCGTGGAGTGCCGTATCTGGCTCCTGTCATCGAGCCGCTGAAACAGCTAGAGCGTTACACTGAATCAGAGCTAATGGCAGCAGTAATAAGCTCTGCTTTTACGGTTTTTGTAAAAACGGAAAATGGCGAAACTTCTTTTTTAGAAACGGAAGAAGTTGGCGCAGGGGCAGCGTCAAATGATGATTACAATTTAGCATCAGGCGCAATCGTAGGACTCGCAAAAGGCGAAAGTATTGATATTGCAAATCCAGGAAGGCCAAATCCTTCTTTTGATCCTTTCGTACAGGCTATTTTGAGGCAGGTGGGCGTTGTTTTAGAGTTACCTTATGAAGTATTAATTAAACAATTTGTATCATCGTACAGTGCGGCTAGAGGAGCAATGCTCGATGCCTGGAAATTCTACAACAAACGTAGATATTGGCTTGCAAGAAATTTTTGTCAGCCCGTTTATGAGGCATTTTTGGAAGAAGCAATTTCTTTAGGTCGTATTTCAGCACCAGGTTTTTTTTCTGATCCGTTGATCAGAAAAGCGTATGCCGGTACAGAGTGGACAGGCTCAAGTCCTGGGTCAATAGATCCTCTAAAAGAGGTAAACGCGGCAAAACAACGAATTGCGTTAGAAATCTCTACTCGGAGCAGAGAAACGCAGGAGCTAACTGGTGCAGACTGGGAAAAGGTGCATAAACAAACCGTAAAAGAGCATAAAATTATGGACGCAGACGGAATTTTGATTCAAGAAAATCTTGGAGTAATAACAGACTCACAACCGACGGAATAAAAAATGAAATTATTAGACATATTAAATTCTCCTTGGGCAATAATTCCAACGAAATTAGAAGAAATTCGCAATATTTATTTGACACATTTGCGAGGCGATAAAATCGACATTAAAAAAATTGAAATGGACTATGGACAGTCCATGCAAAATAATCCGCAGGGATATGAAATCAAAAATGAGGTGGCAATAATTCCGATTGAAGGCGTTATAGCAAAAAAAGCTAATTTGTTTCATAAAGTTTCGGGAGGTGCCTCAACGGAGTTGATTGCAAGGGATCTCAGAAATGCGATTGCGGATAAAGGGGTTTCTCAGATCGTGCTCTATATCGACTCGCCCGGCGGCAGCGTAGATGGCACGCAAGAACTTGCGGGGCTAGTCTCAGAGCTAAAAAAAATTAAACAAATTTTTGCTTATACGGATGGCTGTATTGCAAGTGCGGCTTATTGGATAGCAAGCGCGGCAGATAAAATTTATATCAGCGGTGATACTAATGACATTGGATCAATAGGCGTCGTAGCGACTCATACTGATATTTCAAAACGCGAGGAAATGATTGGTGTGAAAACTACAGAAATCACAGCAGGAAAATTCAAACGGATCGTTTCAAATTATGAGCCGCTTTCAAAAGATGGACGAGAGGTTATTCAAGAGCAAATTGATTTGCTTTACACTGCGTTTGTTTCAGATGTTGCAAAATATCGCAATGCGTCAATAAATGACGTTTTGGAAAAAATGGCGGATGGAAGAGTTTTTATTGGCAGACAGGCTATTGATCAGGGGCTGGTGGACGGGGTTTCACAATCCCTTGATGATTTTATTACTTATCTAACGGACGGTGTTCCAAAACCAAAAATTAATCAATTAAGGAGTGCTAAAATGATAAAAGAGAATAAAAGTGCAGTCGTTCCTATTCCAGAAGATCGGGTTAAAATATGCCCTACATGCAAAATGGAGTGTGATAAAACGTGCACGGACTGCCCAAATTGCGGGTACAAATACGATACACCAGAAGATCCAAAGGCTCTATCTGATGCATCAAAAGAAGCTCTGATTTTATCAGCAAAAAAAGCTGAATGCGAACGAATTAAAGGTGTCGAAGAGGCGCTGATCCCAGGTCACGAAGCGCTGATAAATACGCTGAAATTTGATGGCAAAACAACGGCTGGTGAAGCCGCGCTTGCGGTCAACAAAGCGGAACGCGAACTTGCAAAAACATCTCTTTCAAAAATTAAAACTGATTCAGCACCAGTTGTGCCATTTGATAATTTGCAACAGGACGAACAAAACATTTCAAATTTGCCTTTTGAAGATCAGTGTAAAAAAGTTTGGGACGGAAATTCTGAAATCAGAAAGGAATTTGGAACTTTTGCGGTTTATGAAGCGTTTAGGAAAGCCGAATCAAAAAATCAAACTAAAATCTATGGTAAAAAATAATCTTTAATTTTTTAATGGAGTAAAAAAAATGACAACTTTATCAAAAAATTCGCCTCGTCCTTATGGCGAAGGAAAAATCAATGAATTACCTGTAATTGCAGCGGATATTATTTATGAAGGTGCTGCAGTTGGTGATAACGGCTCTGGATATGCGCGGCCTTTGGTCGCCGGTGATCCGTTCCGCGGATTTGCAATAGCAAAAGCGGACAATAGCGCCGCTGGTTCTGCTGCTGGGGATGTATCAGTAAAATTGCGAGCTCAAGGAGAAGTTCAGGTATCAATTTCTGGTTTAGCAATAACAGATGTTGGGAATAACTGCTATGCGTCAGACGATGATACGTTCACCCTAACCGCAGGTTCAAATTCTCATATTGGAATTGTGACACGTTATGTTTCAAGTGGTGTAGGAATTGTAAAATATAATGTTGGCGATCCTCAAACAATTACAACTGATGAGATTACTGATGAGGCCGTGACAGTTGGGAAAATGGCTGATTTAACCCGTGGTTCTATTCTAACTGGACAGACTGCGAATAACCGTCCGGCTGCTCTGGTAGCAAAAACTAGCGGTCAAATCCTTGTTGGAGATGGGACTGATTTAGTTAGTGTCGCGGTAAGTGGTGACGTAACGCTCTCCGCAGCAGGTGCGGTAACTATTGCTGCTTTGGCCGTGGAAACTGGTATGATTGCGGAGGAAAACGTAACACTCGCA